TGTTGGTGGTGAGCTGTCTTTTCTAGCTAACAAGCAAGCATAAAGTATATGTTTGTACATAGCCTCTTCTGCAAACTTATGAACAACAGCAGCCCCGTCCGTCATGTCACCATCAGTTTTAGATCCAGTACTAAGCCCATCGCTTATGTATTTTATAATCACAGTTTTTCCAGCAATATTAGATGAAAAGTGAACTTTTCCTGTAGCGTAGTCAATAAAAAACGAACCATTAACCTGAGCTTGCTGTGGGTCTAAACCAAACCTTTGACCATTTAATAAATCGTAATCATCATCATCTGAGTTGTTTTGATTGTCGACAGGTGTAGCTGACTTAAAGTTTGTAACAGTATCAGACACTTCGTCTGAGTTTAAAACGCTACCTGTAAAAGCATAAGTGTCGGTAGAAGCGGTATAGCCAATATCTGTTGGGTTTGAAGTTTTAGAAGTAGGATATATAACATGTTCAACTCCTCCAGAATCACTCCAAGTAAATTTAACATAGTTAACAAAGTCTCTTGGTAGTAACATTTGTAGTGAGGGTGGTATTTCTAACTCTTGAGATTTTATAGATCTTAAGGTATCGTAGCTTAATTCTTGCAAAGCTCTTGTAGCGTGGAAGTGCACGTCAGACACATTGACACCTTCACATATCTTGTCTTTACCTATATACGTCGCAACAAAAGCTTCAACTATATCTTCTAGTGTTAAATACTGGTATTCTCCATGCGCTCCATTAGCAACATAGTAAGCGCTATCATTAGCTCCTGGTAATCCTAATCCCATGTTTTATTGTTTTTTAATTTGTAATTCGTTTTGATCTCTACTAGCAAACGTACTAGCAAAACCAGCTTTGTTTATAACTATACCAGCCATCTCAGCAATTTTCATAACTAAATTTGTTTCTTCAGAGTCATGTAGGTTAAAGTTAACAGAAGTGTTCGCGTTGTAAAGAGCTTTTTCATTTACCACAACATAACCCCAAGCTACGTTGCCAGTAGGCGATGTTATAACTTCACAAGTAACACCTGTTGTTGCTTTGGCACCGTTTGTTGCGCCGTATACCTCTATGTCATCACCGTTCGTAAGAGACTCACAGTACATTGGATCTCTTTTTAATATAACATTATGTCTTACTGAATCAAGTATATTTCTTATTTCGTTTCTATCTGCTTTTTTACAAAGCCTATTGTTGAAAAATATTCTACCTATCATGTATGCAGCGGGGAATGTGTCACCACCAGTAACGGTAGCTACAGTAGTGAAAGGCTTTAGTTTTAAGCCTATCAATTGGGATATATCAGATTCAGTAGTATGCGGGTCTCTCTCTACATCTACTCTTTCTCTTATGTTCATGTCATAAAAGTACATTTCAAATATTTCAAGTTCAGCTTGATTAGCTAGTAAGTTAAACTCTTGAGGGGTTATATAACCTCTCTGTTCTTTATTAGCTAACGCTAACACTCTTTGATATACTGTATCTACACTTATTGCCATGATGTTTTTTTAGTTTATTTCATAAAACCCCAGTGACTTTAAAATCACCGGGGAATATGAAAGGTAATTAATTTAACCTTTTTTCAATACTTTTGAATACTTCCATGCCTTCGTCAGTTTTAAACCAAGCGGCTAACGCTGAGTAAGGATGCTCATCAAAAGGAACTACAAATAGTTTTCTATCATTAGAACCCCAGTAAAAAGCTCTATTGTCTGGAGATAATCTTAGTATACCTCCCTCAACAGCTTTAACACCAATATTTCTCAAGTAAACGTTGTCGTCAGAGGCTAACTCTATAAACAGACGTGCGTTTTCTCTAGCAAATATAAGCAAATCTCTTTTAAGCTCCTTAGAACTCAACTTAGACACCATAGAACCTTTCTCAGCTCTAAGTATAGCTTCAGCGTCATCAATCTCCATGTCTCTAGCTATATTCATCGCATCTAACTGCAGGTCTAAATCTAGTATTTCTTCTCTAGCTGCTTCAACTTTATTTACTTCAAACCACAATCTATCTCTATCTGGGTGGTAAAGTGATAGTAACTTTTGTAGCGTTACTTTGTTTCTAGGCACAGCTAACACACCATTTCTAAATATAATGTGCTCTAACACTTGTCTAGATCCTTCTGGAAACTCATCAACAAAACAAGTTTTTTGATTTGTAGTGTGTTTCAATTCTCTTTCAAAACCTTTTTTCTCGTCAAAGTAATATATACTGTGAGTTTTAATAGCCTTCATTAACGGTCTAGCTCCTTTCAACTCGTATATACGATCTTTTACTTCCCATTCAGGTTTTATTTGTTTTTTAATAACAGGTGCAGGTTTTTCTACAACTGGTTTTGGTTTTTCTACAGTAACAGTTTCAGTTTCAACTTTTACCGATTCAACCTTTTCTTTTTTTGTTTCTTGTTTTTTTGCCATAATATAATATATAATAAAATTAATAAAATAAAAAGGACCGAGGCCGAAGCCCCGGTTCTTTTAAAAACTAACTATTAGTTTAACATAAAGAAGTTATTCGCTCCTTGTACAACTAAACATCTTTCAGATAAGAAGTGCATTTCCATCGCATCTAAATCAGAAGTAGTAGCGCCAACCGAACCAGTAGTCCAAGTTTTTAGCTTTCTGTCATCTGTTTGAGAAGCTCTGTATCTCACGTGTAAGAATGGACGTTTTAGGTTTTTACCTAATTGCTCATCGTATACAGAAGATACACCAGCAGGAATCATTACACCTCTAACGTTGTTGATAGCATCGTTTAAACCACCTCTTGTACCTTTGTCGTTAAGGTATTTAAAGTCAGACTTGTAGAAGTCATAAGAACCTCTTCTGAAACCAGAGAAACCTAAGTTTAAAGCCATGTCTTCAGAGTTGTTGAATACTCCAAAAGAAGTACCACCAGCACCATAAGAATTCATAGCAGCTAACATATCATCAACAGCTAAAGCAGTAGTTCTATCTAAGAACATCATGTTCTCTTCAATTGCACCGTTTTTGTCAAGCTCAGCTAACATTAAGTCAAACTCAGCTAAATCAGTTAACGGAACACCAGTAATACCTGAAGTTTGATTACCTCTAGTAGTTAAAGCAGAGAATAAACCTTCAGTACCAGATATAGTACCAGTAGCTCCAACCTGAGCAGCAGTGATAGTTTGTGCAGCTTTTTGAGACTCTAACATCGCCATTTCTAAGTAATCAGAAAAACGAGCTCTAGTATCTCCAGAAGCTTTTAAGTACCATAGGTATCCATTTTGACCATCTTCACCAGAAACCTCAACCCAACCGATCGCAGAAGCATCAGATCCAGACACGCTGTACTGATCTTTCAAGATGACTGGTTTGTTAGTTCTAGATTTGAATTGTGGCTCGTTAGATAAGCCTCTACCAACAGAACCTTTCACATATTCAGAACCATAAACTAAACAAGTTATTCCAGCAGTTCCTAATGTAGTAGCATTCATGTTTGCAGCAGCACCACCAGCCATAGTAGCATAAGGTTTAACTGTAATTTCAGCATAGTTACCAGCAGTTGGGTCTACGTTGATAACGTAAGCTCTAACCGTAGTGTTATTGTCAGAAAGTAAAACCATGTCACCTGCACGTACTGCGTGGTTTACACCAACAGCGTTTCCGTCAACATCGTTAACAATTGTAACAACATCAGCAGATCTTGTTGCTGTGTATGCTAAGTGTAATCTACCTTGCTCAGACCAAACAACTTGGTCAGCAGTCATAGATTCTTCAGCTCCTACTTGAGAAAGAAATCCTGAGATAGTTCTGTTTCCAAAAACCTCAGCTTCTTTTTCCATAAGATCTGGTAAGTATTGCTGTGCCCAACCATCTGACGCGCCTAATGTAGCGAAGTCAATATAGTTTTGGGTAACAGCGTGTTTGATTGGCGCTGGAGTATATCCAGTAGCCGGTACGCCTGTAATTGCCATTTTTTAATATTTTAATGGGTTAATAATTTATTTTTTACTTCTCATTTTTACTTTTAAAGAGTTTGAGTCATCGCCTAAAATTCTATATTTCATACCACCAACTTCAATCTCGTTGTGAGATCCTCTAGCACTAGTGTCTATGTTCTTGGCTTTTGATACACCATCTTTGATAGCATCAGCTCTACCTTGCTCATAGAAGTGGTTTGCAATAACATCAGGGTTCATAGCTGTAAATAGAGACTTATGATAACCTTCCGCGTTATCCATCATACCATCTTTGTTCAAAAACTTTTTGACAAAATTGTTGATGTCACTTTGGTTGTCTTTTACTTCGTTTCTATTGTTAACATTAAACCTATACTTTTTTTCACCGACGTTATATTCAAAACCTTTGAATTTGTCGTTAAAAAGATTATTAGTCTTATTTAAAAAAGTATCTACTTGACTTTGTTGAACTTCCATCGCTTGTTCAGACTCTTTTTCGTAACGGTTGAAAAAATCAATTGCTTTCTGTTGCTCGCCCGTAAGTTTGCTTCCAGCCTTGATTTCCTCATAGTATTTGGATTTACGCTCTTCCAAGTGAGCTTTAGCGTTGGCAACTTGCTCTTTTAACGCTATTTTTTTCTTTCTAATATCTTTGTCATCATCAGACTCTTCATCGAAAGAGAAGTTGTCTTCTAACAAAAAATTAATCTCCTCATCTTCCAAGTGAGGTTTTGTTTCTTTATAATAATTGTGTAAAACTTCCGAGTCGTCCATCTCATTGATGTCTTCGTTTAACTTAACGTAGTCTGTTAAATCACCACCAGTTTCCTCCATGAAGTTTACTAGTTTTTCTATATTCTCCGGTAAAGGTTTACCCGTTGCTTCTGCTTCAGCTACAACCTCCTCAATCTGCTCTTCTACTTCAGCAACTTCTTCTTCGGTAGAATCTTCTGATATCTCTTCTAAAACAGAATCAACTTCTGCTGTTTCTTCAATGACTTCTTCTTCAACAACCTCTTCTTTACTAGAAGGTGGTGGTTGACTTAAATCAATTTTAATAACACTGTCATCTCCAGCGCTATCAAACTTAGACTCATCAATCTTAGGAGTCTCTTCTGTTTGTTTTTCTTGTGTAGTTTCCTCAACTACGTTGTCTTTGTTTTCTTCCATAATATAAAATATAAATTAGTTATTTGTTAATCCTCCCATCTCAACTCCTCCACCCATACTATCATTACCTGCTGACTCAAAGTTTTTAGGTTCTTTTTCACCTTTTCTTTGATCAATAAGTTGACTCTGTTGAGAAGCTTGTATTTTTGTTCTTTGATCTTTTCTATTGTCCTTTTCTTTTTCTTTACTCATTGCTGATTGGTTGTCAGCTTGTCTAAGCTTCATGTTTATTTCGAACTCATGATCCATTAGCTCTCTTTTTAACATAGCCTCTTGTTTCATGTACTCTATTTTTAAGTGGTTTTTTGTTTTCTCTAACTCCATAGCTGACTTGTTCATCTCTTGTTGTTTTCCTATTTCAGCTTGAGCAGCAGCTTGTTGAGTTTCTTGTTGAGACTTACCTTGAGCTTCTATGTTCTGTTGTTGCATTTTCTGGTCTCTTTCAGCTTTCTTCTTTCTCTTTAGCTTTAAGAGTTGATTAGCTTGCTTTAAGTTTCTAACCTCTCTAAGATCTATAGCATCATCTAGATCTATTAGTTTTTGTGACAAAGCCATCTGTATATTGTTTTCTAAAACTTGTTTTTCTTCGTCATCAGGTTTTAACTCTAAAAATATACCAAAATCATATAAATGCAACTCTTTCATTTCTTCTAAAGTCGCTATGTTGTGAGCGCCGATAGCCTGTATGAATGCGTCCTTTGTTGGAGAGTATTCTAGTATGTCAGATATTCTAAGGGACAAGGCTTCGCAAGTTTCTGCTGTTAAGAATAGATTTGCTTGAAGTATATGCCTTGTAGCGGTGTTTGAGTTTGCGGCCGCCATCTTTTGTATGCCAACTAAAGAGTCTACAGCCGGTGTGTCGCTAGCAGCCTCATTAAGTCCGGTTACATCTCTTATCATCTGTAAGTAATAGTTGTAGTTACCTATAAGAGCCTGTAGTTTGTTACCAGCGCCTTGACCGTTATTAATTTCTTTTATAGGAACAGCTCCAGGATTTTGATCACCATCTTGAGTCATTGACCTACCTAGTATTGAACCTGTTTGAAAGAACATATTTAAAGCTTCTTGAGGATTGTAATTAGTTCCATTTCCTAAATCAATTTCAGCCAAACCATCTGCGTCTAAGTAAACTCCATCTGGAACCATTCTAGATAATATTTGTTGAAGTTTAAGATGTGTAAGTTGAATTATATCAGCAAATCCAGTAATTCTCTTAACTAAAGAT